TAATTCCTACTGACATTGTTCAATACGATATTCCGGCGATGGTATGAAGATAAGCGTATAGGCGATCATAAAACGCAGTTGTCAGCGTTGTATTTCCAGCAGAATAAATATCACCACCAATTGATGCCGCCATAATTTGATTGCCTTCTCCGCCCTGTGCTGATGAGACGCCTGAAATGATCGTATTCTGTGAAAGTATGTAAACATTCCCGCTTGTAACTGCTTCGGAAGTTACGGAAGTCACCGACATATCCGTAATACTTCCTGGTGTTGATCCTGAACCGCCCTGCCCAACAAAACCCTTTTGAACCGAAGATGAGTGACGGACGGCTGCGTAGAAACCGCGTCTATCTGTTAATGCAGCAACTCCAGCAGAGTTTCCGGTGTGAACATCATTAATTCTGAAATATGATTTATTATCGGTATAGTTCGGTATGATACCACTATCACCGGCTGCCGTCCCCGCTTGCCCAATACTGGAATAAGCCTGAACATCAGTAACCGTTCTATTGCTATTGTTCCAGACCATCATGTGAGCGGCGTTGGTAGTAAATTTCAATCCACCAGTTGTGAGGTCTAAACCCGTATCAAGCCATGGCCCCGTCCCGACAACAGATGAATTTGAATCTATGCCAGTCCATCCGGCGTCTGCCGTGAAGGTTGCAGAACCCAAAATCCCGGCATGATGAACACAAGGATAGGAAGCAGAGCAAAGATTTAGATTTGCAGTCGTTGAGTCAGCCGTAGCAAAAACATATAAGGCGTCGAGATATGTTGATGTGCCATCCGAATTGAAAATTCCGTCACTCGTCAAACCATTGAGCAGTGTCTGATAAGCAGTCGTATGCGTTCCATCCAAACCGGAAGTGCGGGCTATAAAGTTGGTGTAGGCCGCGCTATCACCGCCACCACCACCGCCTGTAACGACATGTGCAGCGTTCTGGTCAAAACGAGCGTTAGTCCAAGGCAGCGTCACGAGAAGCGACCCACGGCGAGAACTGATACGTTAGCTCCGGTCGTAACCTTCCAAGCCCCGGAACGGCTTACTGCACCGACATAAATCACAAATGGCGTAAGCGTGAGCAGCGCAGTCGTGCCGCCGCCAGGATAGGCAATGAGCGATGTGGCATTGTCCTTGATGGTAACAACACCTGGCGCAGTTGTAGCCGGAATAACTACCATGTGATCGAGATAATCGCCGGTAGCGCCAGTCGATGATTGGATCACCGAGTCGGTTTGCGATGCCGCAACGGCAACGTAATAGCCGGTGTTGTATGTCCAGTCGCTTGCCGGAACCACCGGGGCACTATTGGCCTTGGTCGCCTGACCGTTGGCATTAACGCCGGACTTGACGTTGATGTCGAGGGCGTTGGCGGTATTGGTCAGAGTCGATAGCGCAGTTCCTAGAGCCTGTGCCTGGAAACTGATTTCCTTGGCAACCTGCATCAAGGTAATGGCGGTCGTGTCGGTCGCGGTCGATTTGGCGTCGGCCTTGGCGCCGAGCGTGACCATGGCTCCATCGGCAACCGAGCCGGAAGCTAGGGCACCGGATGCAATAGCGCCGGATGCCACACCACCAGAGGCGATGGAGATTGCTGGTCCGGTCGTACCGTCCGATTTGATCGGGAATGAAACCGGAATGGCTCCGACATCCGGCGATCCGGTGTCAGGCACCCAACAGGCGAGCGAGAATGTCACGCCCGTTGCGGTCGTGATATTGTGATAGACGATACCGGCTGCCATGTTTCAGGCTCCTTTAGGCTGCGAATAGAAGTTGATAGAACGCTCCGGCCCTGCCGGCGACAACAGTCGTGACCGCGATAGACACCGCCAAGTTAGCCGGTGCCGGCGTCACACCACTGACCGAGATCGTAACCGGAATGGTCGGATGCGTGGCATTCACCAGATCGGTGTTATCCAGCACCGTAACAACGCCGGTCGATGAGTTGATCTGGAACGTGCCGGTAGCGTCGGTGATCGACCAACTGGCGGTGCCGGAGAATGAGCCGACAATCGATGCCGTTCCGAGCGTCGTATTGTTAGCCGAAGCTTCCGCAATGGAAGTTGCCGACAACGCGAGGGTCGGTTGCAGATTGCCGAACAGCAGGATCAATCGCTGCGGCTGCATTACGGTGTCTCCGCAATGCCCACCAAATCAGCATAGACTGCGGTCGTTGTGGCGATGACCAGTTCGTAAGTGCCTGACGGCAAATAGGCCGACTGATAACCATTGGCCGAGAATGCCGTCAGGCAAGTAACGTAGGTGGTGCCATCAGCGGCAAGCCGCTTGAGCGTCACGGTGCCAAAGCCGGTTCCCATCACGGTCAAGCCGTACAGGCCGCCCGGCAAGATGAATGCGGCAGGCGTTGCCGACAGGTTTGACCATGTGATGAGCGTGAGCCGATTTCGCATATCAGCCCTTCACGTCGAAGCCGGCCGCAACCAATTGCTGGGAATTCTCGAAGAACCGCTCGAAGGCTTCCATGGCCTTGTTGACTTCCGTCTTGGTCGGCGTCACGCCGTCAAGAATGCGAACCTCGAACAAGGCCGTCGAAGTCGATGATGTCCCGGTCAGGAAATCGGAGTACTTGCTACCCTCAACCCCGCGATGCAGCGCAACGAAATGATCCGACATTCTTGTTCTCCGTTAGAGCGTAGGTGTGCCGGAACCAGCCAAGGTCAACAACGCCGATCGAAGCGCGGCCCGCAACTGGTTCATGTTGGTGATTATAGCCGCATCATAATCCACGACAAGGTTTGCGCTGCTGGTTTCAGCCACGGCGGCATCGGAAAGAACCTGCGCCGCCAGGGCATCAGTATCGACTGTCGTCATGGCGGTAGAGAGCAGACCCCATGCCGTATTGAGCGTAGTGACGTGGCCCTGCGTCGGTGAACCAGCATCGGTCACGAGTTGTGCTACGGCTGCCGCCACGTTGGTCTTGAGTGTACCCTGCATAAGGGCGCTGTCGGTAACAGTCAGATCGACTGCTGTATCCAGCGCGGAGATATTGCCGGCAGCAGTCGAAATAGCGGCGCCGCTCGAATTATAAACACTCTCTCCGATTTGCTGTCCGAGCGTGATCCCTACTGCGTTGCGTGCCATTTGCGGTCACTCGCAATAAAGGACGGTCACGCCCATGCGCGCACCCGTGGTAACAGTAGCTCCATCACAGGTGGCCACGATGTCGAAGAACCCCTTGGGATCGGCCGTCAATCCGCAAGCCTGCCATAGCGGCTGGTTGCGCTTGTCCAACGTGTTCAAAGCCGTGCCGTAGTAGGTACGGTCAACCGGAGCAACCGCACTCGTGCAGTCGATATCGCCGGAGAAGAAGTTGACCTGACTCGTGCTGCCAGAACTGGTCACGACCAGGCCGGCATTGGGTGACGCCGTGCCGTCACTGGTACTGGACGAGTAGTACACGCCAAGCTGGAACTCGCCCTGCGTCATGGCTTCCGCCTCGAAGATTACACGCTTGACCTTGGCGGTCGTCGGCACGCGCACGAGTTGATAGGTCGATGCCAGGGCGTCCAGCGATACCGTGGTGACGAAACCGTTGACCTCTTGCAGCCAGCCGGCCGCGCCCTCGCCAATCGTGGCCTGGGTCGGCGGCACGGTTTCCATAGCCGTGATGATGGCCGATTTCAGATGCGATGTCTGTGCCATGGTCTACCTCAATCGACGTAGAGGACGCAGACGCCCATCTTGCCGGTTCCGGTCGTGACGGTCGTAGTATGCACCGTCCCGACGATATCGAAGTAGCCGCCAGGATCGTTTGCAAGACCGCAGGCATCCCATAGCCGTTTGTTGCGCTTGTCGAGCGTGTTGAGCGCCGTGCCGAAGTAGGTGTAGTCGGCCTGCCCAACCGCAGATGCACAATCGATGTCGCCGGAGAAGTAGTTGACTTGGCTGGTCGAACCGGAACTGGTCACGACCTTGGGCGCGCCGGTCGATAGCTGATTGGCGGCCACTGTGCCGTCAGTCAAGCTGGTCGAGTAATAGACGCCCAACTGCACCTTACCGGCACCCTGGGCCTCGCTCTCGAACAACACCTGCTTGACGCGCGCGTGCGTAGGAACGCGGCAGAACTGGTAGGTGGTCAACACGTCATCGAGCGTGACGGGCGTGACATAGCCGCCGATCGCGCGCACGCGACCGCCAGCGCCCTCACCGGCCGTCGCGAAAACGGCCGGGGTTGCGTCGAGATTGGTAACTGCCGTGGATTTCAGATGAGAGGTTTGTGCCATGGTTGGCTCCTACGGCGTTACGTCAGCGACTGTCGAGGTGTCCGCGCAATCGACTTCGATCACGCGCCCTGGTTCGAGCCGGGTCGCGCCCGAACTCATTTGCGTGTAAATCTGCCAAGGCAGACTGCTCAAATCCTTGCGTTGGGCGATGTCGTTGCGGACATCCTGCCAGACGCCGAGATACAGACCTGACTTCACGAACGCGATGTTGGCGCGCACGTTGGTATCGGCGGCAGCAAGACGTTCCGAATACACGATGTCGAAGCCCATGAAGCGCACGACCTTGCCTTCGACCAGCGTGGGACGATCGGCGCCGGCAAACTCCGTGCTCACCACCTGCACCTGATTGAGAAGGTCGCTCTCGCCCTGGCTGTTGGTGACGATCGTAAGCGGTTCGGTATCGACCTCGACCTGCGCCTTGCGCATGATGCGCTTGGCTTCGATCAGTTTGGCGACGGTCAGGCCGCTGTCGGCGGCAGAACCGAACTCGTCCAGCACAGTGTAGGAACTGGAGATCGATGCCCATGTCTCTGACGTGAGCGCGGCAGCTACGCCGGTTCCGGTAAGCGCGGTGCCAAAGGCTGCCGCGATGATGCGGTCGTCCCATTCACGGGCGACAGCGGCGGCGGCGACTTCGGAATAGCGCGATGTGGGGTCTTGCAGCAGCTTCAACTTGTCGAAGCTGTCGATGAGCTGACTGGCTTCCTTGTCCACCGGCAGAACCCACCGACGTGAGAAGTCCACGTCCTGGCGGTTGAGCGGCGAGAAGCGACCAGCCGGGGCCTGCATCTGGATGTTCTTGATGTATTCGACGGGCGAAGCCTGCTGGCCGATATGATGGCCTTCCATCACGCGACCGCGCAGTTTCGACTCGCGCTGTTGCAGCGCGATCATGAGGTTGGTCGAGAACTCCTCGACGTAAAGTTTGACGAGATTTTCGGACACGGCCGATCCCCTTGTGCGGTTTGAACGAAAGAATGACGGCTTTTCCGCTCGAATAGCGGGGCCTCAGACCTTCGGCCTTGTCCGTTGACGGGGGCCGTAACTACCCGAATGCGGTCTTGACCTTACGGGGACCGCAACACCGGGAATGTTCTGCGACTTGCTGGACGCGATAACTGCACGATGCGGGCGTCACCGCAAGGCATTATTTGCCTTCGTAGTGCTTGCACCAGCCGTCAGGACTGATCTTGCCCATGACCAGCGTGCAGGAATCCGGTTGCAGGAACATGCTGCAATCCTTGCAATGATAGGCTTTATCGCTCTGTTCCATGTAATCGGCTTGCGCCTTGGTCATGTTGGGACCAGTCTCAAGCCGGCTGCGCGGGATCGATATTTCAGTGACGTGAGCGGGAGCAGGGCCTTTTTCGGCAAAGACCTTGCGGTCGATCTCTCCCGATTTTGGAAAACCTTTTGCTTTCCAGGCTTCAAGAAGCCGCTCATTACGATAGTGCGTGACGATGGCGACGTGATTGCCGTTATACTTATCGAGCGTTTCCGCCAGATGATCGAAGAAGCGATGCTTGAAATCATTGAACGATTCCCCTCCCGGCACCTTTTCGTCCGGCTTGTTCTTGGCGTAGTCGGACAGGATCGGCACCGCCTCAGACGACAGTTTTCCCGCATAGGTGCCGACATTCCACGGCCGGAAGCCTTCGCTGCGCTCCGACACCGGCACGCCGATCCTGGCAGAAACGATATGCGCCGTCTCGCTCGCGCGCTTGAGGTCTGAGGAAAGCAGCACGTCGGGCGGCTTCTTGGCGAGCTTGTCGGCCATCTTGTGGGCTTCCGCGCGGCCTTCCTCGTTGAGCGGGATGTCCTTCCAGCCCCGGATGCGATCGACCGATGTCTTGCTGTCGTTGAGATCGGTCGAACCGTGCCGAATAATCATGATCCTGTGCATATCGCCCCCGCCGTGAACCGGCGCAATGAGCGGCGCGCGCGGTTCGCCGGAGAACATATCCAGCGCCCGCTTGCCGCCGCGCAGCCCAAGATTCATCGGCATTATTTCTTCTTCCTGACGTGCCGGCCCATCATCTTATTGCCGTGTTTATTGGCGGTAGCAATGGCGATTCCTTCCGGGGTGCCTGACTTAACCATAGCAGTCGCCATCGCCGCCGCCTTAGAAGCTGCCGGTCCAGACAGCTTCTTATTGTGTTTCTTAGCGAAAGACTTGGCAGACCAGGACAATCAGTCCTCCTTGATCGCCTGATGCGCGAGATATGCCTTAGCGGCGCCGTACCGCTTGACGGCCTCGTGCTTCATCTGGTCGCCGGTCTGCAAGCCGCCCTTGTATGGGTGCGCGCAGTAGGTGTTGTTGCTGACGACGCAATGGCCTTTGTGGCAGCCGTCGCAGCAGTTCATCTTGGTCATACCGGCGAACGGCGACGGCTTGGGTGTCGCCACTACCGCGAGCTTGGGGCGGTTCGGCCCGCGCTTGCGGCGCTGCTTGACGGGCTGCGGAGGAAGTTCGGTAGCCTGGCTCTGGTCGCTCATGGGTCATATCTCCTGATAACAAATTCGGCAATCATCAAGGCAAGAAAGACAATTGCCAGAAGGACAGCAATGGTTTGCGCCAAAGTGTGCATCAAGCCGCCGTGTCGATGACACCCGTGATGATCTGCTGGAGATTGTGCATTTCGCGTTTCTCCAGCGTGCCGCCCTTGCGATAGCGCGCCATCCATTCCTTGTCGGCCATCAGTTCGGTGCGCCGCGCGGTCGCCGCCTCCACGGTCGAGGGCGAAGCGCCGCTGCCCTCCACCAGCTTGTCCTCGCTGATGCCGGAGCCAATCTTGCGGAACAGTTCGGCAATGACATCGACGCCGGCCGCCTTCGCCATGGTGTCGTAGAGTTCCTGGCTAATGCCGAGCTTGCGGGCGCCTTCCATGGCCTGCAACTGGTTGGCATTGAACTTCGGCCCCCAGGATTCCTTGATCTTGGCAACGCCCTGGTCCCATTTGGCTTTGGCTTCGAGCGCATCGGTGGCATCGCTCTGCTCGGCGTGCTTGACCATGGCAGACGCAAGCGCCTTGGCGGCATCCTTCGGGATGTGGTTCTCGAACGCAGCCTTGCGCAGCGTGTCGGCAAAGGCGTCATCGATGGCGGAACCGTCCGCCAGTTTGATGTCGGAAAAGTCGTACAGTTTCGGATCGATCGGCTTGCCCAGCCGGTTCCAGACGTTGTTCCAGGCCGGATCGTTGCCGTCCTTGGGCAACCGGATCAACTGGTCGGCGGGCGCGCCCAGGTGCCTTTCAGCGGCGCGGTGCGCCTTGGATGCCTCGATGGCTGCCTTGACCGGATCGTCGGCCCAGCCCTTGTTTTGGAAATAGCCAATGGTTTCGGCGTCGGCCTTGCCCTCGTACCAGGGCGCTGTCGGGGTAGTGGGTGCTGCTGGCGTTCCGGTGGCCGTTATCGCTGGCGCGGCAGCTCCGGTGTCGGCTTCAGGCATTTTGCATTTCTCCTGTTGGATATGGCACCCCAAAGCGAAGCATAAATATCTGCTCTGGTGTGAGGTTCAGAAAGGCGAGTATTTCAAGAAAGACCTGGCGCTTGCCCTCGTTGACAAGCGTATGGTTTATGTCAACGGCTTGATTATTATCTAGGACGATCGAGCTTTTGGAAGCATTGCATAAACGGTTCAGGTACATCAAAACCCTCTGTCCTGATGGGCCGGAAAAACACATTGAAAAATCGCGCTTGCGCTGCTCGGCTTCTTCACGCGCCAAAGCTGCTTGTGCCAATGCTTCTTCTTCCTTGGACATTTACGGCCCAGGCCCTTGCTGCGGCTGCTGCTGCGGCTGGCCTTGCGGTGCGCCGCCCTGCTGGCCCATGCCGGCCTTGGCTTGCACGGCCTGCGCCTTCATCATGGCGGCCTGCGACGGCATGGCCTGGATTTGCTGCTGTATCTGCTGCGCCTTGGCGCGGCTCTGCGCCTTCTGCGCCATGGCCCGCTTGTCGGCCATCCAGCGTTCCGGCGTGCCGTTGATGTCGGCAATGTCGGGCAGCGCCACCTGGAAGTCGAACGGATCGTAGATGGATGTGTCGCCGGTCGCCTGGGCTACCTGATGGGCTATATCCAAAGTTCTAGTGAAGCCGGACACCTCACCTGCGCGCTGCGCCTTGGCCAATGGGCTTGTATAGACCACCTTGTATTCGCCCTTGGCCTCGGCCAAGCGCGGCGGCATTGGGGGGAGCAGTCTTTGCTCTGCGAGCAAATCCAACTCCCTGTCAATCATCGGCCCGAGATACTCGGACTGCTGCCGCCCAAGGGTGGGCGCGATCAAGATGCCCTTTTGATTAACGATCTCAGTGACCTGCGTGGCGGTCAGGATTTTCTCGTCGAGGATGAGCTTGAATAGGCTGACCAGGAAGGCGTCCTGGATCAGTTCCTTTTCCATGTCCATCATCTTCTCGGAAATCTGGATGTTGCCTGCGGGAAGCACGTCGATGAGCTTCTTGCCGTCCTCGGTCATGGCGCCCTTGTTGAGCGCGCCAGGCCGCATGGAAAAACCAACGATGCCGTCGTCCCCGGTAATGAACACAGGCGCCACCGCACGGTGGCCTTGCGTGAGGAAGTCGGCCTTCTGCGCGTTGAGCGTCTTGAGTGCCGGCAGCACCATCTGCGCCGGGCCACGGCCATACACCTCGTTCGGTCCCTGGTCGTAACGGCTTGGGCATATCGGCAGAGAGCGATAGCCGCCCTCAGGAGCCATCAGGCAACGGCCTTCGATAGAGATATAATACGAACAAAACGGCAGGCCGCGCTTGTCGAGGCGTTCCTGATCGTAGTCGTGGCGCGGCTTTACGAAGTGCAGGAAATTGTACGGCCACTGGCTGTTCTGCTTGAGCGGCGCGTGCAGGCTCGCCGGCAGGGCTTCGATGCCCCATTTCTGCACCGCCTGATATGCGGTGAGCCGGAACCAGCGCACGAAGCGATCGACCAGGCCCTGATGATTTTCGCCCAGGAACAGTTCGCCCAACGGGATCGACTTGTAGCGCAGACCTGGCCGCTGGCCGTGACTAGAGCCGTCGAACTTATCGACGTACATCGCGGCGTTGCCGAAGGCGCCGAGCGACTGAAAATTGTTCTGGTTCTGCCCGGTGAAATTGCTCGACGGCTGGTTGCGCTGATTGAACAGTATCCTGTTCACCTCATCGAACCACAGCCGCGTCTGCCGGTCCTTCATGACGTAATCATTGTTGGCGCGCAGCGTATGCCATTCCATGTTGCGCGGCGTGAGCATCGAATCGCAGATGGCGGCGAACCTGTGCAGCGCCATCATGCCGGTGGCGTCGATCTGCTGCTGACTTTTCTTGGTGCCCGGCCAGTTGTAGTTCATGTAGAAAAATGTGTTGCGCGAGTTGGGATGAATTAGTTGGGCCACCTCCTCCCACTGGATCGCGAACGTATTTCGCCAGATCGTCATCTGACTGAACTCTTGCAGCAGTTGGGTAACTAGCTCCTGTTCCTTCCACGGTATATCGCGCGGCATTCCATCGAGCACCTGCGCGTTCGCGGAATTAAGCGTGACGTTGAAATTGAAATTAGGCTTTGATTTTGCGGCCATGTTTAATTCAATGCGAACCTTCTGGCATCCGGGTCATGCACGGAGAAATTCGGATCGAGCCGCCGGTCGGCCACAATCCATTTCTGCGCGTAGCGGAACAGTTCGATGCGGTCGTCGTCGTTGAGTTTGATGTCGTCGGCGAGCCGGCGCAGCGCGCCTTGCATCTGTTCCTCGTCCTTGAAGATCACGGCATTGAGGATGCGGACGCCATCCTTGCGAATGATGTCCGCCACGATGGCGCCGCTCTGCGCGATCTTGCCAGCGCTGCACAGGCCGGGCGGGCGCAGCCCCGCAAAGTCGTCGAACACCGCGTGCAGCAACTCCTCCATGGCCTCGTCGTCGGAATGCGCTACCACCGACATGACCACCGCGCCGAGCGGCCGGTAGCGCGTGGCTGCAATCAGCCTGCCCTGCCACGATGCGCGCATGACTTCCGGCAACATTCCGGTGGACAATCTAGCCACTGTAGCCGCCGAGCAGGTTGATGGCGCCAAGCCCCAGCGCGGTTGCCTGTTTGCTACTGCCCTGCGGATTGGCTGATTGCAGGAGCTTTTTCTTGCGCTTCTCCTCCTGGTCGGCCATTTGCTGATTGAGAGCATCGCCCAGCCCGCCTAGCCCCAGGTTGATATTGGCGAGCGATGACGGGTTGGGTGTGGCCATGCCGGCGCCTCCATAAGGACAGACTGCGGCAAACTGCGCCGCACAACCGCCTACCGCAAGGCACTGTTAATCGAACGGCTGGAACGGATCGAAATCTATGCCATCGGCTATTTGCGGGCCGGAGCCGGTCTGGCGGCGCACGTCCATGGAACCGAGCGGCACGTTCTTGGCGTAGCGTTTCATCATCAGGCCGATGCGCACGGCTGACAAGATATCGTCGCGTTCCTTTACGATCTGCCCATCGCGGCGGTGATAAAGCCGGAACTCGTCAAAGAAATCAGACAGATGGTTGGCGACCTTGAACCGCCCGGTGGTCATGCGTTCCTGCATTTCCATGATGCCGGCCTCGGTGGAAAACCCGCCATCCGGCCAGGTTCCCCACTCTTTTAGCATGTGTAGGCCCTGGTCCTTGTAGAGTTTCTGCACGGTCTGCCCGGTGTTTCTGTCGCCGCGCACATTGCCGTCGTGCGGCCAGGCGACCGGCACGCTCGCGCCGATATTGCGCATGGGCACTGCATGTTGCAGAGGCCCGCAGTCCTTCATGCGGATGACGTGGTGCACGTGGATGCAATCGTTGTCGCGGTCCCACAGCAGCAGGGCTGCCGCGAAGGCGTGCATGATGCCGAAGTCCACGCCCCATATTTTCCCCCAATGACCCGGCACGTTGTCGATTATGGCCTCTGAGATCGATTCCTCCGTGACCTGGAATATCCGGCCCGACCCCAGCATGGGCACGCCCTTGGCGCGCGCCTCGCGCTCGTGCGCCGGGTAGCCGGCAATGATGGAAGCCCTCTGCTCCGGCGGTATGTGCTTGGCGTCCTCGATCTGCATGGACACCATGCCGCGATCCTCGCTCGGCTCGTCGGTAAAGCGCGTCACCACATCGCTTGGACCTTTAAGCGGCGTGAACGTCATGTAGGCCATGCCGCCGGTGGCGGCGACGCGGGTCAGTCCTTCCGAATAGATGTTGAGGTCCGGTTCCTCATCGAACCAGATGAAGTCGAGCGTTTCGCCCTGAAATTTGGCGCGGCCCTGCTCGTACGACTTAAAGCGCGCGACGCTAATGCCGCCGCTAATATGCTTGACCTGGATAGTGTCGTAAGCGTCCGTGACGCCTCGGGCGAGAGACGGCTTATCAGCGAAAGCGTCCTTAGGAATGAGGCCCGCCCCGAAATCCGAATCCACCCCAGGCTCTCCGCACAGCTTCGCTTGTTGGACATCGCGCACCACCCCTGAGGTTTCGCCGGCGAGCCACGCCCGCACCGGCCGGTCAAAGCGCCTACCGCGCCACCATTTGGGATAATTGCCGGTGAGATGGGCTGCCGCCTCGAAGGCGCCGGCCTGCGACTTGCCGACGCGGTTACCTGCCATAAGCAGCCGCTCACGCACGCCCAGGCCCATATTGAAGAACTGCCGCTGCTTCACATACGGCTCGAAATACGCAAACTTATTGAACCTCTGTCTTTCCGCCAGCCAGATCAGGACTTTCCTGCGCTCCTGCGGCGTCAGGGGCTTCTGTGACGGGTTCAAACTCTCCATCGATGACATCGTTAAACCCCAATAGTTTCTGCATTGAAACACCAGTCTCCATCGAGAAGCGAGCAGCAATGGCCTTCAATTGCAACTCGTCCATCTCATGCCGCACCGTGACCTTATGCTCAGTCTGCGCGGCATAGCCGGTGCGGTCGAGCACCATGCCGATTGCTATCAAATGCTTTGGGTCGTCAGGATTATCAACAACGGCATTCAAAGCATGAATGGCCTTGACCGATACGCCGCGCAGCACACGCCAGCCAACTTCATGCAATGCAGCCAGAACATCGCCGTTCTGCAACAGATGGTGCGCACGCACCTTTGCCGCCTCACTGGTATCAGAATATCC